CCCCAAGGCGAACTCGCTGCTCTCCGCCGCCATGAAGACGGCCCACGGTTACGCGGCCAATCCGGCCGGGTGGATGGTGTTCGCGGGCACGTGGGGGGATGGCAAGACGCACATGCTGGCGGCCATCGCCAACTCGCAGCCGCCGCGATCGGTGTGGCTGTACACGGTTGCCCGGGATCTGTGGGCCTTTCTCGGGTGCGTGGCCAACCCTGACGAGGGGACAGACTACGAGGCGCGCATGGAGCTGGTCAAGTCGGTGGATCTGCTGCTGTTGGACGAGCTGGGCGCCGAGCGGCCCAGCGATGCCGTCCGGGAGCGCCGTCAGCGCCTGCTGGATCACCGGTATCGTGGCGCCATGGCCACGGTGTTCGCCACCAACGCATGGCCGCTGGACCGGCTCTACGCCAACCAGGGCGACGGGTGGGAGGACGGCTGGCTGATCAGCCGGCTGCAGGACCGGCGCATGTGCCAGGTCTGCAAGATGCCGGACCTGGACTACCGGAGGGGATTATGACCCGTCGCACGATGGACTGGACCTCGTTCCTCATGCTCCTGTGGCGGCGGACCGGCGGCTGTGTGCCGTTCTGCGAGATGGCGAAGAGTATCTGGGATCCGGCCACGGTGCGGTATCCTGAGCCGGAGACGGCGGTGCAAGAGAGGCTGCTATGACCGACTACCAGACCAGAGCCGAGCGGCACAACAAGCGCGTGGCCCAGCGCTTTCCGCTCTTCGCGGCTGGGGGTGTGCTGCACGAGGTGGTGGAGCCATGGACGGCGGATACCCTGGCAGAGATCGCAGAAGAGCACGAAAGCCGGACCAGAGAGTATCGCAGGGCGGCCTATGCCCACGGGGCAGAGCTCCGCGATCTGTGCGTTGCCATGCTCCCGCCGGACGAATCGCATGCTCTGGACCGGCGATTCGCCCGCACCTACCCGCACAAGGGCGAGTACTTTGCCGACTTCTGGTGGCGACAGTTTCGACAAATAGCACGAGCGAATGAGGCGCAGCGATGAACGCCCTCTGCGCCTTTCTCGTGTGCCTCACCGTCTCCGTGAGCGCCTACACCAACGCCGACGGAGCCGGCCACGGCATCACGGCCTCGGGCGTGAGGACCCGGGAGGGCATCGTAGCATGCGGGCCCTCGTGGCCCTTCGGCACGGTAGTTCTGTTGGCCGGCAGGGCGATGGTCTGCATGGACCGGGGTTCGGCGATCACGGACGGGCACATCGACGTGTACATGACTGACGAGGCCGACGCGTGGCAGTTCGGCCGCAGAACGCTGACCGCAGGAGTACTGAGATGAGCGAGTGCAAGCAGTGCCACGGGACCGGGTACATGACGGTGCGGGATGGCTCGGTGGAGAGGATGAAGCCGTGCAACCTGTGCCTGGTGGGATCGGCGCGGTACTGGGAGGAGAAGCAGAAGGCGGCCGATGAGCGGAAGGAACGGCGCAAGGAGGGCAAGGTCAGTGAGTGAAACGGTGACCATGAGACGCAGCGAACTGATGTACATCCGATCCGAGGTGTCCAATGCGCTGGCCATCGTGGAAAGGCTGCTTGGCGACAAGCCCACCGAAGGCATGGCGGACTTGACCGGAACGACGGAGTACACCGACGACCGCATCCGCACTGTGTGGAAGGAGTTCGAGGCGTTCCGGGAGGAGATCACGGCGCTGGACAAGCGGATCAGCGCACTGGAGGAGAAGCGGCTGATGACCGAGGACGACATGTCCGAGGCGCTGCGGAACTACGACCGCAACCACCGGCTGCACTATCACAAGGAGGCGTGACATGCCGAGACGATTGCTGCTGGGGTACAACCTGCTGGCGAGGAGCGATACCAGGGCAGTTGAGGAGTGGGCCTGCATGGCAGCCGACTGCCGCTCGTTGCTGAACGGGCCGCCGGTGACGGTCCTGGCCGGGCGAGAGGCTGCGCTCCTGCTGGCGCCCACCATCGCGGACAAGGTTCGGCTGAAGGTGGACGGCAACCTGGAGCCCACCGCAGTCCTCATCGATGCCTGGCAGGAGGATACCACGCTTGACTGAGAAGGAGCCGACCGACTACGAGCTGCTGCGGCGGTGGCTGGGGGAGCAGGACCCGGAGACGCGGGCCAGGCTGCTGATGATGGCTGACCGGACGCGCGAGACGTTCAACCGCGAGCAGCCGAACGGGCGGCTGCGGATGAGCGAGAACATGGCGCTGGAGATCCTGTACAAACTCGGCAGGAGGTTGCAGTGACGGACGAGGTGCGGGCGTTCGATCTGATGGCGCCGGCGGGGATCAGCATGGAGTCCGGCGTGGGAGAGGACTACAAGGCGCTGGCGAGGGAGCGCGGCGGCCATGTGTGCACGGGGCGAGAGTTCGCATTCATCCTGGACTCGGCGAAGGCCCGCCGGCGCAAGGCCGAGTACAATCACGAGTACCTGGCCAGACGACAGGGGGGCTTGACAACGGAGGCGCAAGCACACTAGAATGGACATAGAAGAGTGACAGAGCCGCAGCAGACCGGGATGGATGCCCACATCAGCAGGCTCAGGGCACAGCAGAAGGAGCAGCGCAGACAGCAGCGGGTATCGGCGCTGTCCGGGCGCATGGCGAACATGAAGTACGGCTGGCTGTTGGTGTTCGTAGAGGACGGCAGCCCGCGTAGCGTCAGGCGAGTGAAACTGCTCGCCGACGGGACGGTTACACAGCTCTAGAGATAGAGCCTTTTGAGGCCCTTGAGGCCGGATGCCATCGCGTGAGAGATCACGTGGTGGTGTCCGGCCTCTTTTCGTTTATGACCAACGCGGAGAAAGAAGCGTGCGCTGCGGCCGTGCAGATGCTGAGGACAGCGGGCTTGGAGTACCCGGCGTTTCTGCTGGCCCGGGCCTGGCACGAAGAGAACGAACGGTGCAAGAAGCGGCGCAAGAAGACGCTGGACGATACAGACGAGACGGACCTGACCGGCCCGAAATCAAGAGGGAAATCAAGTGGCGAACGGACACGGGGGAAAGCGGCCAGGGGCAGGACGGAAGCCCAAGGTCGTGAAGGAGATCGAGAGGAAGGCGATCGCTGAGGCAGGACCGGACGCAGAGTACGCTCTGGGCCTGCACATCACCGTGATGAGAGACGATGACGCCGACGAGAGGCTGCGACTCCAGTGCGGCCAGGTAGTGATGGACCGGGTGTGGGGGAAGCCGCAGCAGAAGATGGACGTGACCAGCGACGGCAAGGGCTTTTCGGACAGCATGATCGAGATCGTGGAGCATGGAACTGGACAAGCGGCATAGGTTTCAGCTGCCCATTCACAACGAAACAGACCTGCGGGAGTTCGTGCGGCTGGCCTGGGGCGTGACGTTCCCCGATGTGCAGGTGTGCGAAAGCCACAGCACGCCATGGCGGGCCTTCGCCGATGCCTACTTCGCCCGCTCGCCGGTGAGCGTGTGGAAGGGCTCGCGCGGCTTTGGCGGCAAGTCGTTCACGCTGGCCGTGTTGGGTCTCACCGAGGCGGTGACGCTCAAGGCCAACGTCAACCTGCTGGGCGGGTCCGGCGAGCAGAGCCGGCGCGTCCACGAGCATATGCAGGCGCTTTGGCAATCGCCGAGCGCACCTCGGCAGCTGATGGGCAGCGACCCCAGCAAGCTGGAGACGCGGCTGGTGTGGGGCAACACGATCCAGGCGCTGATGGCCAGCCAGGCCAGCGTGCGCGGGCCCCACCCCCAGCGGCTGCGGCTGGACGAGGTGGACGAGATGGACCTCGCCATCCTGGACGCGGCCATGGGCCAGCCGATGAGCGGGGCCAGCGGGATCGCCACGCAGACGGTGATGAGCTCGACGCACCAGTACCCGGACGGCACCATGACCGAGGTTCTGAAGCGAGCGGCGGCGAAGGGCTGGCCGGTGCACGAATGGTGCTGGCGCGAGACCAGCGCGCAGCCGGGCGGCTGGCTCAGTACCGAGGAGATCGAGCGCAAGCGCAGCGAAGTGACGGCGGCGATGTGGCAGGTGGAGTACGACCTGCAGGAGCCGTCGCCACAGAGCCGGGCGATCCAGCCGGAGGCGGTGCGAGCAATGTTCCGGAGGGAGCTTGGCGAGTTCCGGGGAGCGGATGGCGAGTGCATCGAGATCGAGGCGCCAGTGGCGGGGGCATTGTACAGCAGCGGGGCCGACTGGGCACGAAAGCAGGACTGGACGATCATGCTGACCTTCCGCCACGACTGCAAGCCTGCACGCCTGGTGGCCTTTCGCAGGATGGGGCGGCGGCCGTGGCCGGTGATGGTGGCGGCATACGACGAGCTGGTGACACGATACCCCGGCCATGCGGCGGACGACGGGACAGGCCTGGGCGATGTGGTGGGCGGGTACATGCGGTGCCAGAGCGAGCACGTGGTGATGGTGGGCCGGTCGCGCGCGGACATGCTGAGCAACTACATCGCGGCCGTGGAGCGCGGCGAGATCGTGGCGCCGCACATCGAGTACATGGAATCGGAGCACAGGCTGGCCAGCGTGGATGACGTGTACGGGTCTGGCCACCTGCCGGACAGCATCTCGGCCGCGGCACTGGCGTGGAGCGGGCTGCAGAAGCGGGTAAGCGGACAGTTGATGTACTAGAGGATGGGATGCCGAACAGACTGACGGAGCGCATCCGGGCGACTGCCAGGGCCTTTATCCTGGGCCCCAGCGCGGTGGACGGGTGGAGCGCGGCCCAGGGCCTGCCGGGCGACGAGTACAAGCCGGCCGAGTACGGCGCCTACATCGCCACAAGCAACGGCGTCTATGCTTGCGCCTCGCTGCGTGCTGACCTTCTGGCCAGCCTGCCGTTGCGGCTGTACAAGGGCCAGGGCGACAAGAGGGCCGAGGTGGCCACAGGGCCCGTGCGTGAGCTGATGGATCGCGTGAACCCGCACTGGACGCGGGGGCGCCTGATCTCCATGACGGAGCTGACGCTGTGCCTGTGGGGTGAAGCGTTCTGGTTCGCGGAACGGGGGGAGTCGGGCAGGATGCCGCCGCGGGAACTGTGGTGGGCCAAGCCGGATCGGGTGCGCGTGGTGCCCGACCCGGTGGACTATGTACGGGGCTTTTTCTACCAGCCGGTGAACGGCGGCGCAGAAGTCTTCTACCGGCCCAGCGAGGTGATCTGGCTGCGATACCCCAACCCCGTGGACGAATGGCACGGGCTGAGCCCACTGGCAGCCGCCCGATTGTCGGCGGACACGGCAAGCGCGGCCATGCACAGCAACCGCAACCTGTTCAGCCACGGCATTCAGCTGAGCGGGATGCTGATGCCACCCAAGGGGACGACCTTCACACCGGACCAGGCGGCCGATCTGGAGAAGGCGCTGGCCCGCCGGTTCTCGGGCGCGGGCAATGCACATCGTTGGGCGGTGTTCCCCTACGAATACCAGGTGGAGACGCCGACGCTCTCGCCGAAGGACGCAGAGTTCCTGGGCGCGCTCAAGTGGAGCCTGGAGGACATCTGCCGGGCATACAAGGTGCCGCTGGACCTTATCGGAGGGCAGCGCAGCTACGAGAACGTCAACGCGGCACAGAAGGCGATGTGGACGCAGTGCATCCTGCCCGAGGCGCGGTTCATCGCCGCCGAGGTGACCGAGCAACTGCTGCCGATGTTCGCGGGATCCGGTGTGGACTCGGCCGAGTTCGACGCTTCCGACGTCGACGTGCTGCAAGAGGGCCACGGCGAGCAGTGGACGCGGGCGAAAGAGCAGATCGAGAAGGGCGCCATCACGGTCAACGAGTGGCGGACAGCCGAAGGGCTGAAGCCAGTGCCGTGGGGGGACGTGTGGTGGGCGCCGATCAGCGTGGGGCCGATCAGCGACGCCACTGAGCCCGAGCCGGCCGCACCTGTTGTGCCGCCGGCGGCAAGCACAGAGCCACAGGAAGAGCAGGCGTCCGAAGAGCAGGCCGAGGGTGAGGAGCCGCGCGGCATGCGCATGCTGCCGTTCGGCGAGGCGGAACACCAGCGGGTGTGCCAGCGGTGGGAACGGCGCGGCAGCCCGTGGCAGAAGGCCTGGGGGCGGCTGTGCGCGGACCTGTTCAAGCGGCAGAAGGACAGCATCATCGGCCGGCTGAAGACGCCGAAGCGGGATGTTCGCGATACACCGTCAGAGCTCGCCGCGAAGGCGTTTCTTATAAGCATGGCGGAGGACCCATTCGACCGCGCGGCATGGGTCAAGCGCTTCCGCAGGGAGGGCCGCCCGCTGCTGGCCGAGATGTTGCTGGCCTTTGGGGCCGCGGCACTGGAGGACCTGGGCCTGACGCTGGCCTTTGACGTGTTTGAACCGGCCGTTGTCCGCTTTCTGGAGCAGAGGGCGCAGCGCTTTGCCGTTGAGGTCAATCAGACCACCTGGGACTCGCTGAAGGCCAGCCTGGCAGAAGGGTTGGAAGCGGGCGACAGCATGGACACCATGGCGGAGCGCGTGGAGGCCGTGATGGCGGAGCGCATCCGGTCCAGCGCGGAAACCATCGCTCGGACCGAGGTCAACGGGGCGCAGAATGGCGGCACGGTGCTGGCCTGGGAACAGTCCGGCGTGGTGGAGGGCAAGGAATGGGTGGCCGCCCTGGACGCCAGGACGCGCGACGATCATGTGGACGCCCATGGCCAGGTGGTGGGCATCGACGAAGATTTCGAGGTAGCCGGAGTGCGCGGGCCGACGCCGGGTCAGATGGGCGACCCGGCACAAGACTGCAACTGCAGGTGCACCATGATCGCCAAGGTGAAGGGGGTTTCGGAATGAAGGAGCAGAGTTTCATCAGGGCATACTGCGAGCGCGAGGCCATGACGGAAAGCGGGCCGGTGCGCTTCGTGGCATCGACCGAGGCCGTGGCCAGGGACGGCATGGTGATCGAGGCGGCCGGCTGGCAGCTGGATCCGTATCGCAGCAACCCGGTCGTTTTGTGGGCGCACGACTACTCGAAGCCGCCCATCGGCAAGGCCACCGTGACGATCGAGGACAAGCGGCTCATGGCGGACGTCGAGTTCGACCAGGGCGACGAGATGGCCAGGGAGATCGAGCGCAAGTACCGGCAGGGCTACCTGAATGCCGTGAGCGTGGGCTGGCGGACGCTGGAGATGGCGCCGGGCAGAGAGCCGCGCATCACCAAGGCTGAGCTGCTGGACGTGAGCGCGGTGCCGGTCCCTGCCGACCCCGGAGCTTTGGCTGAGCGGCAGGTGCGGGGGATGCACGACCTGGGCAGGGAGCTGCTAAACGTGGCCAGGCCGGAGGCCAGGAACCTGAGCGCGACCGAGTTGTCCGTGTGGCGCGGTGTGGCGAGCGCGATGCTCGCACTCTACTGCGGCAGCGACGACGTTGACGAGGGCGCGCGGCGGGGCCTGTACAACGCCCTGGAGCGGGCCTACCAGAAGCTGGGCAAGGAGCCGCCGGAGTACATGGCGGCCCGTGACCTGGCGGACATGGGACAGGACAACAGGCTGGGCCTGTTCCTGGAAGGAGAGGCGGACATGCCGGACACAAGGGCAGGCCAGGTGCTGTCGACGCGGAACCGGGGCGATCTGGAGCAGGCGATGACCCTGATCCAGGGCGTGCTGGACCGGGCCAAGACAGAGAAGGCCGAAGACGAGGGCAAGGAACCCAAAGACCAGGATCCCGAGCGGTCAGCAGGGGCTGACTTGCAGACGATCCTGGAGAAGCTGAACAAGATTGGATAGGAGGCAAACATCATGAGCGAGGAGCTTTTCAGGGACATTGCCGCTCGCCTGGACGCCATCGGCGAGAAGGTGAGCGAGGAGCGGATCAAGGGCATCGTGGCGGGGCTGCTTGAGGATAAGGAGTTCAGCCGCAAGATGCGGTTCGGTGGCGGCGAGCCTGCCCTGGTGGGCGGCAAGTTCGCCCGCTGGGGACTGAGCGTAGCGGACGTGGAGTTCCTCTACGACCTGATGAACGCCGAGCGGGAGCGCGGCAAGCGCGGGCCGTCGGAGGAGCTGGAGCGCACATTCAAGGGCGTCTCGGACGCCATCTACATGACGCCGGAGCAGGTGAGGGCCATCGACAAGCAGGCCATCGACGATCTGTTCCCGCGCGTCCACAAGGGCAACCGGGCGCAGTATGAAGCGGCGCTCCGGGCCATGGACACCGCGGAGAGCGGCTACGGCTCGCAGCTCATCGGAGCGCAGTACGTCGGCGACCTGTGGGAAGCGGCCCGCCAGGAGTCCCGCGTGGCCAGCCTCATCGGCAGCTTCGAGATGACGGCGCCCGTGGCCTACCTGCCGGTGGAGGTGGACTTTCCCGAACTGCTGCTGGTCTCGGAGCAGACCGACGCGGACGGCACGGCCTATACCACGAGCAAGACCGGCTCGCAGCGGGTGACCGTGACCGCCAAGAAGTTCGTGATGCGGCAAGCATACTCTGGCGAGATGGAGGAGGACTCGATCGTCCCGTTCATCCCCTTCCTGCGCCGGCAGACGCAGTTGTCCCTGGCCTACTACCAGGACAGCCTGGCCCTGAACGGTGACACCACGGCCAGCAACGGCATCAACAACAGCGACACCGTGGCGACCGCCACCAAGCACTACCTGGCGGCTGACGGCATCCGCCACGCCTGCATCATCGACAACACCGGCAACGCCTCCAGCGCGGCCAATGGCGTGCCTTCGCTGTCGATGTTCAAGGGCGCCTACACCCGCATGATCGACGCCACCTACCTGCACGACTGGGGCCATCCCAACAACCCTGCCGACGTCGTGCACGTGGTGGACCCGTACACCGGCGACAACCTGCTGCTGCTCGACGAGTTCCTGACGCAGGACAAGGCCGGCAACCAGGCCACGCTGTTCGCCGGGCAGATCACCAAAGTCTTCGGGCACCCGGTCATCGGCAGCATCGCCCTGAAGAAAACCGGCACGGATGGCAAGGTTGACGCGGACACCGCCGGCAACAACCTGTACGGCAGCATCTTGACCTTCAACCGCAACGCTTTCAAGTGGGGCTGGCGGCGCCGGGTGCGCGTGGAGACGGAGCGCGTGCCCAAGTATGACCAGACCTACATCACCAGCTCGCTGCGCCTGGGCTTTGGGCGGTTCTCTCCGACCGGCGCGGCCTCGGGGATCGAGGGCGCAGACCTGACCTACTACATCAACATCTAGGCGTGAGGGGGGAGGGGCAACCTGCCCCTCCCCTTCTCGAGGAGAAAACCATGCAGATCAACAACGCACTGTCCAAGCACCAGCTCGTGCCGCTGGTATTCGCACAGGACGCGTTGGCGGCCTCGCAGACCGCCGTCGCGCTCTTTCCACAACAGGTTCATGGCGCGGTGGCTCTGGACAACGTGGGCTACACCATGCCATGGGCCGGTGAGGTCATCGGCGTGACCGTCAACACCACTGCCGCTGCCACCGCGGGCACTCTGACCGTCGTGCCGACCATCGACACCACGGCGTGCTCTGACCCGTCGGCGGCCATCACAACCGCCGTGAAGGAGAGCGACAACTGCAAACGCGGCACCAACCCCTTCGCTGCGGAAGCGGTGATCGGGGCCAAGATCACGACAGACGGCACGTGGGACGGCACGACCGCCGACATGGTGGTGATCGTCTGGGTGCTGCTGAACATCTCGGGCATCTAAGTGCCCTTTACCCACCGCCCGAAGCGGTGAGGACTCTATAGGGGAAAAAGGAGAAGACCATGACCACGCTACTGGAAACCCGGCAAGACTCGCTGCTGTCGCTGAGCGACGGCAATACCCCGCCACAGGCGCTGCTCCGCATGGGCATCGCCGCGGTGGCCGACAAGTGGGACTTGCTCGCCCTGGGGGCGAAGATGTTCACCGCCAAGCAGACCACCATCGGCACTGCGCTGGCCGGCAGCGCGGCTGACGCTGGGGGCATCGTTCTGACCGCGCCGACGTTCCGGTTCTCGGTGCCGGTGGGCACCACGGTGTTCCCGCGGCACCTCAACGTGGCGTTCGCCTCGGGGGCCGGCACCCTGAACGAGATCGCGCTGATCTACACCGACACCGCCACCTACAGCTCCGGCGGGACGGCGATCACCCCGCTGAACCTGCGGGCCGGTGGAGCGGCTACGGCGGTGACCAACTGCTACCACGCGGCCGGCTCGGCCATCGTGGAGGCGGCGCTGACCAACGTGCGGGCGATCTACCAGGACATCCTCCCGCTCGCGTTCACGTTCGCCACCTCGTACACGCTGCAGTACAACATCGACAAGTGGTTCAACAGCTTTATCCCCATCGTGGGACCCGCGTCGGTGATCCTGTACCTGTCGGCTGCGACCACGGCCAGCACGAGCTACATGAGCTTCGACTGGGCGGAAGTGCCCACCGTCTCGGCGGTTGCCGCGGTCTAGGTATCTGACCATGGGGAGGGGCGCGCAACCCCTCCCCAAAGGACACAACATGCCACGATACATCGTTCAGAGTGACTATCAGAGCCATGCGGCGACGTGGAAAGCGGGTCTGGTTGTGGATCTGGGCGCCGAGGAAGCCGACTGGTTCAATCGCGACAGCCCGGGCGTGCTGAAGCCGGTTGAGGAGCCCGTGGCGGAGCGGGCCATTGAGGCGCCGCCGCAAGACCGCATGGTGCGCAAGTCCAGCAAGAGGCGTGCATGACCACCAACAGCTACATGACGCTGGCGGAGCTGAAGGCCGACCTGGGCATCACGGACACCACCGACGACACGCAGCTCAAGGCCGTGATGGAGGCCGCCAGCCGGGCGGTGGACGAGCACTGCCACCGGCGCTTTTACGTGGAGACGCGCACGCGCTACTACACGCCGCGCTACCACGACCTGCTGGATGTGGACGACCTGCTCTCGGTGACCACACTCAAGCACGACAGTGACGGCGACCGGACGTATGAGCAGACCTGGGCGGCCACGGACTATGACCTGACGCCGCTCAATGCGTCCTTCGAGAAGAAGCCATACACCGCCATCGAGACCACGCCGGCCGGGCAGCAGAGCTTCCCAACCGTGAGCCGGGGCGTGGAGATCGCGGGGAGCTGGGGATTCTGGTCCGATCTATCGGCGCTGGACACCCTGGCGGCCGCCATCACGCTGACCACGGCCACCACACTCACGGCCACTTCGGGCACGCTGTGGTCACCGGGTATGACGGTGCTGATCGGAAGCGAGCAGATGCACGTGCAGTCGGTGGCCACCAACACCATCACCGTGACGCGAGGCGTCAACGGAACGACGGCGGCCACGGCGCTGATCTCGGCAGCCGTGCAAGTCTACAGCTACCCGGCCGTCAACATGGCGGCGCGGCTGATCGCCAGGCGCCTGTTCAAACGGCGCGACACGCCGCTGGGCGTCATGGGATCGCCTGAGCTGGGCTATGTGCGGGTGAGCGCCCGAGAGGACGCCGACGCTAGTGCGCTCTTGTCGCCGCTGGTGAAACACTGGATGGGGAGCGTGGGGTGAGCGACAACGACGTGGAGATCCGGGGGCTGGACGAACTGAAACGCAAGCTGACGCCGGAGATCATGGACCGGCCGATGCGCGACTTTCTGACCAGCGCGGCCATCGTGGTGCAGAACAAGGCCAGGGACCGCGCGCCGGTGGACACGGGGCGGCTGGCCGGAAGCATTGTGTACGAGCTGGACAGCGGGACGCCACCACTGTGGGCACGGGTGGGGCCCATGGGCAAAGACAGCGGCGAGACGTCGGTCTATGGCAGCATCCTGGACGCCAGCGGCCGGCACCACTACCGTGGCGGCAAGGCCGCGGGGAAAGCCAGCGCGCGGGCGGTGGCGCAGGGCAAATCGCGCGGGGGCGTGGGCATCGCCAGCCGCCTGGGCAGCAAGACCAAGGGATGGTTCAGCGACACGCCGGGCCAGGTGAAGGACCAGGTGGCGGAGCTGCTGCGGAATATGGGCGACGAGATCGAGAAGGCTTTCCAGAGGTAGACGGTGGCGACACTGCAGGAGATCATCGACCAGATCCAGGACGTGACCGGGGCCCTGAGCGGCGTGCGGTCGGCGCCGGATGAGCCGCCCGAGATGGTGTCGGCATGGCCGGCCGTGATCGCGTACTCGGCATCGGGACAATGGCGAGGCGGCGACCCGCCGCAGATCATGAACGGGACGCACACCATCGTGATCCAGATGCACGTGCCGCGGAAGGACCTGGCCCGGGACGTGGCCACGCTCATGGGCTACGCCAAGAGCGTGCCGAACGCGATCTTCAAGGCGTGGCTGGTGAGCGGGACGCTGACAGCGGCGAACTTTGTCCGCGAAATCAACTACCGGCTGCGGACCGACCAGACCATCGGGGAGACGCCGACGGTGTGCATTGAATGGACGGTAGCCGGGGTGAACACCAAGGACATCATCTCATGAACGAGATCACGGCCTGTGTCATCGCCTACAACGAGGAGCTGCTGCTGCCCGGCTGCCTGGAGAGCCTGAAGGGCAAGGTGGACAGGATCGTGGTGGTGGACGGGCGCATCGCGGGCTTTCCGGGCGATCATGGCGCCAGCACGGACCGGACGGTGGAGATCGCACAGGCAGCCGGGGCAGAGGTGATCGAGAGCAGGGAGCCCTGCTGGCCGGACGAGGTGACCAAACGCAACGCCTACCTGCGGGAGATCGGCTGGCAGCAGTACTGGCTGCGCATCGACGCCGACGAGGAGCTGCACGGGGACCTGCCGGGACACAACGGGACGACGATGGTCGACGGCAGCGCCTACTCGCTGATGCTGTACCGAGAGGAGGACAAGGCCGGCTACGGGGTGCCGTGCCTCTTCCGCCGGAATGTGGACACGCGGTACGAGGGGGCGCACTTTATGCTATTCCAGGGCGAGCGGCTGATCAGCAAGCAGCCCGTGCCGCTGGTGACCTCGGCCTTCCTGTTGCACCGGCAGGCACGGCGGCCGCAGGAGCGGGTGCAGCAGAAGGCGGCCTTCCATGGTGTGCAGAACGCGGCGGAAGGGGAGGCGCGACAGCGATGGGGCGTGTGAGCCTGCCGACAGCGGACGTGGTGGTGGTGAGCTACAACTGCCTGGAGATGCTGCGCGGCATCTTGGCGCAGTTGGCCGAGGTTGAGGGAGAGGGCGTCACCGTCGCACTGGTAGACAACGGCTCGCAGGACGGCTGCCGGGAGCTGGGAGAGCGGTGGGCGGCCGATGGCGAACAACGGCGTTTCATCGCCAACGCGGAGAACCTGGGCTTTGCGCCGGCGGCGAACCAGGGGGCGCGGGAGGGCTCCGGCGATGTGATCGTGAGCGTGAACCCGGACGTGCTGCTGCCCGACGGCTGGCTGGCTGGCATCCTGTCGCCGTTCACGTCGCCACAGGTGGGCATTGCGGGGCCGCGGCTGGTGCAGAAGGGCGGGAACGAGTACCCGCTCATCGAGACGATGTGGGGCAATGGCGCTTGCCTGGCTATCCGCCGGTCGTGCTGGGAGGAGTTGGGCGGCTGGGACGACCGGTTCTTCTGCGGCTGGGACGACATGGACCTGGTGCGGCGGGTGTACGTAGCGGGATGGCAGATCGCCTCGGTGCCATGGGTGCGAGTGACGCACCTGGGGCAGCAGTGCCCACGGGACGAGGAATGGCGCGGACGGTACGACCCGGCGAGCAAGGCATGGTACGACGAGAAGTGGGCCATGCCGCAGCTGCGGTATCTGGGCGACAAGTCGGCGTACCTGGTGAGCGTGCCGGCGCGAGACCTGACGATGACTGACCTGGTGAACATCCGGCGGGAGACCGGCATGGGGCGGCGCGACCTTGTGGCATCGCGCCTGTATGAACCGATAGGAGGGGACTAGAGTGGGCAACATCGGACTGTACAAGGTGCAGGCGGGCAAGGAAACGACGCCCGGGACGGCAGTGGCAGCGACCGCCATCTGGCACAGCTTCAAGCTGCGGCCGGTGATCGGGGACAAGGAGATCGTCCAGCCGGAGGAGGAGCGGGGCAGCCTGGCGGCCTACCATCGCGGCTACACTGTGAGGCAGATGGCTGACCTGGGATCCCTGGAGGCCGAAGAACTGAGCTTTGAGGACGCGCCGTACCTGTTCCTCATGGCATTGAAGGGCGCGGTGACCAGCACCCAGCCGGACGTGACCAACGCGGCGGCGGTGCGGCTGCACACCTTTACGCCATCGCTGACCAGCGGCAACACCCCGGACTCCTGGACGGTGGAGTGGGGTGAGGACACGCAGGCATGGGAGAGCGAGTACTGCTTCCTGAAGAACCTGAAGCTGACGGGGGCGGCCAACTCGCCGATCAAGGCCAGCGGGGCGCTGGTGGGACGGCAGAACACGACGTGCACCTTTACCGGGGCGCTGGCGGCAAGGAGCATGGTGTCGCCGGCCGTGGCCAACATGGCCAAGGTCTACGTGGACGACGCCGGCGGGACCATGGGCTCCACGCAGCTTTCGGCGGCGGTGCTGGACTGGGAGTGGGACCTGGGCGACCACTTTGTTCCGGTGAATACCCAGGACGGCAACCTGTACTTCACCACAGTGACGGAGCAGAAGCTCAAGCCCAAGCTGACGCTGACGGCGTACCTGACCACGGCGGTCAAGACGCTGATCACCACCAAGTACGCCGCGGGGACGGCGCAGCTGGTGCGGCTGGACTGCCTGGGCAGCCTGATCGCCACCACGTTCTACAACCGCATCCGCATCGACGGAGCGTACCGCATCATGAAGATCGACTCCATCGGCGAGCGGGACGGCGGCAGCACGGTGCGCATGGAGCTGAGCGGCGAGTATGACGCCACCTGGGCCAAGCTGGTGGAGGTGAGCGTGCAAAACACAGTGGCGGCCATGCCGTAGGGACGGAGCAGGTAAGGAGAAGAGCATGGGGCATTTCGTGGAGGCGACGGAGGTCCGGGAGGTTCGGGCTCCTGACTGGGACGAGGGGGAGACGGTGACCATCAAGCGGTTCTCGTTCGGAGACCGGCAGTTTCTCATGGGCGCGGCAATGGGCAACAGCGCGCGGGTCCAGAAGGGCGACGTGGCCGTGTCGGTGGACATCGAGCACATGAACCTGGCCATCCTGCAGCGTGGCATCGTGCGATGGACGCTGAAGCGCGCCGACGGCAGCATTGCGCCGCTCAACAAGGAGAGCATTGCCAGCCTGACGGAGCGGGACGCCGAGTTCATCCTGGGCGAGATCCAGCGGTACAACCCGAGCACTGACGAAGACTCAAAAAACGCCTGACGGGCCAGCTCTATGCGGCGCTGCATAGCGGCGGCCTGGTGACCGACGGCGAGTACACAGCGCACATCGCGATCATGAAGTACATGGGGTGGGGCTGGCAGGAGCTGATGGAGGCGCCGGCCGCCCTGGTGGAAGAGGTGGCCTGCCTGATGGAGGCCACGAGCATGGTAGAGAGGGCAAGAGAGAGTGAGCGACGCCGGGCTTGACATCATCATCAAGGCTCGCAACGACGCAGACAAGGCGTTGAAGCAGGTGCACGACCAGCTGGGCGACGTGGAGAAGAGGGGCCACAGCGCGGCCGACGGCATCGGCAAGCTGGCCGGCGTGCTGAAGGGCGCTCTGGTGGCCGCCGTGGGCGCGGTGAGCATCAAGCTGCTGGCCGATGGGCTCAGCGACATGGTGGGCGCCGCCATGGAGGCGGAGGACATTCAGGCTGACCTGAACGCCACCCTGGCAAGCACCAAAGGTGTCAGCGGCATGACCACGGAGAGCATCAACGAACTGGCGGAGAGCCTGAGCAAGGTGACCCGGTTCGAGGATGACTCCATCGTCAGCGCCCAGGCAATGCTGCTGACCTTCACCAACATCGGCAAGGACGTGTTCCCGCGTACCACCGAAGCGACCCTGAACATGGCCCAAAAGTTCAAGATGGACGCCAGCCAGGCAGCCATCACCCTGGGCAAGGCGCTGAACGACCCCATCTCTGGGGTGGGCTCGCTGCGGCGCATCGGCGTTCAGCTCACCGAGCAGCAGGAAGAGCAGATCAAGACGATGCTGGACGCCGAGGACGGGATGTGGGCCTACGCCGACGCCACCGAGCGGGCGGAACTCATGGCCAAGGCGCAGACCATCATCCTGAACGAGCTGGACACGGAGCTCGGCGGGGTGGCCCGGGCGGCCGGCGAGACTGCGGCCGGCAAGATGGAAATATTCAAGAACAAGCTGGGCAACGTCAAGGAGGAGATCGGCGCCAGGTTCCTGCCCATTCTCAGCAAGATGGCAGACGCGCTGAGCGCGGCGCTGGACAACCCCAGGGTGCAGAAGGCACTGGAAGTGCTGTTCACGATGATCGACAAGGTGGTCACCGCGCTGACCAGCGGGCAGGCGCCGGTGGTCAAGTTCTCCGGAGTGATGGGAGGCCTCCAGAAGACGGTGACGGAGCTGGGGGAGAAGGTCATCGCCTTCGTTCAGCAGCAGCTCCTTACGGTTACCAAGTGGGTAGAGGACAACCGGCCGCTGATCGAGGCCTTCGGCCAGACGGTGGGCGTCTGGGCGAACAACATGCTGCAGGCCATCAGCAGGCTGTGGGACTTTGTGGGGCCCGCGTTGAACAGCTTGATGAACCTGGTTCTGGGTCTGGCAAAAGCGGTCATGCAGATCGCCACGGGCGATTGGCAGGGGGCCTGGGACACCATCACGTCGACGGTCACCACACACATGCAGACGGTGTGGAACAGCGTTACGGGGATCATCGGCGGCATCGTGACGTGGATCGGCGAGCAGGCGCCTAACCTGATGGCCAAGGGCGGCGAGATCATGCAGGGCCTGATCAACGGGATCGGCGGGGCATACTGGGGGTTGGTGGATGCCGGGAAGGCCGGGGTGCAGTCGGTCATCAACTGGATTGGCGAGCGCTACTGGGACTTCTTGAACATGGGCAGCAACATGATCTGGGGCCTGATCAATGGCATCAACGGGGCAAAGGACGCCCTGATCGAGAACATCAAGCAGGCCATTTGGGACGCCATCGACGCCATCAGAAAGCTGCTGGGCCTGCCGTCGCCCTCGAAGGTGATGTTCGGGTTCGGGCTCATGACGATGCAGGGCCTGGCCAATGGCATCACGGACGGTTCCGGCCTGGCAAGGCAGGCGATGACGGACATGGCAGAGTCGCTGAGACTGGTCACGGAGCAGTCGCTGCTGCACGGGGCTTCGATGCTGCAGGGCTCGATGGGCGGCGTGGCGCTGTCGCTGCCGTCGATGGGCGGGCCTGCCGCAGCGTACAGCACGGCCACGAACTACAGCAACAGCGCGGCCTACAACGTCCAGGTGAACGACGGCCTGAGCGGGGCGCTGCTGCTGGACCAGATGCGCAGAGAGCAGGAGCGCAGGATCACGAGGTACATGTAACATGGCGATGCAAGTGACCCTGGTGGAGGCGCACCCGGCGGCGGCCGACGGGGCCTCGCTGCGGCTGGACAGCAATTCAGCGGGGATCAGCATCATGGACTGGACGCCGAAGGTGGGGAACGACGGCGACGCCTACGTGGACGAGGTGCTGACGCTGCTGATCGCCGGGTCCAGCCATGACGACCTGGCGAGCAAGGTCCAGGCGCTGGACAACATGATCCGGCAGGTGCCCTACTTCCGCAGCTCCGCGCAGCAGAAGGGCATCTTTTTGCGATGCCAGCTGACCAACGAGAGCGGGGCGCGGCAGGCGCTGGTGCTGCAGGCCCGGCGGGAGAACGGGACGGCGCTGTATGGCGCGCCGGTGAGCCCGGGGAACATCGTCGAGTCGTACAAGCTGGTGCTGCGAAGAATGCCCTGGTGGGAGGCGGCGGCGGACACGGCGGTGGATGAGGTGGTGGTGAGCGCTGCCCTCGGCGGGACGGCAGATTTCAGCAACGTTCCGGGCGACGTGCCGGCCCGGCTTATGCCGCTGAGCTTCGTGGGACAGAGCGGGGCCGGAGAGGTTGACGAGGTCTGGGCAGGGTTTCGGACGGCGCGGTACGGGACGATCGCGAACTTTCAGCCTCTCCTCGAATGCGAAGATGGGGCGAACGGTACCGATGCATCGGACGCCGTCGATGCCACGGCGAGCGGGGGCGATCATGTGGAGGTGACCTTTGCCACAGCCGCCACCATGACTGTGCGCAGCACCATGGACCAGTACGTCACCAACAACTGGGAGCACCAGAAGGGCCGCTTCCTCTACCTGTTGAGGGCCAAGGTGGGGGCCGGGACCGTTGCCACGGTGCAGTTGTCGCCGGGGATGAACGGGGCCACCAGTTGGCTGACCCTGCCAAGAGTCAAGATCAGCAGCACAGCCTGGCTGCTGTACCCTCTGGGGGAGCTGACCTTGCCGCCGGTGCCGCTCAAGTACACGGTGGCGCCATCACCGGTCATGCCATATGCCAAGTTCCGGAACGGAGCGGCACGGGTCC